AACTCAGACGAAGATACGTTTGCTACAATTTGGAAACAAGCAGAACAAAAGTTTGACGAACATGGCAACGAGCAAGAAGTAGGCATTAACGGTTTCCACGCATTTAAAGCACATTGGAGTGAACATCCTGATAGAGACGATGAATGGATGAAAAACGAAATCGGTCGTATTGGCGAAGAAATGTTTAGACGTGAGTACGGATGCGAATTTTTAATCTTTGATGAAACACTTATTCACAGCATTAAACTTGCTGCAATGGAAGGTATAAATCCTATATTAAATATGGGTCAAACACGATTCTATAAAAAGCCAACAGGTGACAAAAGTTATATAGTTGGGTTAGATCCTAGCATGGGTACAGGCGGCGACTATGCGGCTATTCAAGTTATAGAAATACCTTCATACGAGCAAGTTGCAGAATGGCAACACAATACTACTGCAATTCCTGGTCAAATTAGAGTGTTAAGAGATATATGTAGTTACATAAAAGAATGTTGTAATACAGATGGTGAAAACATTTACTGGAGTGTAGAAAACAACGGCATTGGCGAAGCAGCATTGCTTGTTATACAAGATTTTGGCGAAGAAAATATTCCAGGTTTGTTTATCAGTGAACCAATACGCAAAGGGCATGTGCGTAAGTTTAGAAAAGGGTTTAATACAACACATAGCAGTAAAGTTACTAGTTGCGCTAGACTAAAAACTATGATTGAAAATGATAAACTTTTTATTAGGAGTAAACCATTAGTAAGTGAATTAAAAGCATTTGTTGCCACAGGGTCAAGTTATCAAGCAAAGCCTGGACATAACGATGATTTAGTAAGTAGTCTTATATTAACTTTAAGAATGATGACGGTTATGAAAGATTGGGATACTAATGTTTACAATACATTTAGCCAAATTGATCCAGAAGACGATTACGAAATGCCCATGCCTATATTCGTAAGTAGCAATTATTGATAAATAATATTAATATGAAGAATTTAGAAATTATAGCATCTGATTTATTTAATCAACTTAGAAGTCGTTTCACCGAGATAACTATCGGTGACGAAAACGGCGAAGTAATCAATGAACCTAAGCAGGCTCGTTATTTTGATTTTACATATAGCGAAAACGACGAAAACGTTGGCAAAGTAAGTGTTAGCCTTGATGAAGAAGATGGAATTGTTGTAATGTACAGCAAAGGCTTCGCAGAAGGTGCTGAAGAATCTATAAAAGATAATTGGTATAATTTTTTACGTGATATTAGACAATTTTCTAAGAAAAGGCTTTTAAATTTTGAAGTAAGAGATATTAATAAAAACAATTTACAACGTAGAGATTATGAATATCTTGCCAAAAATCGTAGCGGAGAAAAAACAATGGCAGAATCAAAAATGTACGGAACTAATAAAACTAGTTTCCAAAAAATTGGAAATGCAAAACTTTCAATTAAACATACAGGTACTTTAGACGAAGATGAAAACAGAACTAAAAAAATTGGTGCTATTTACATTGAAAATTCTGAAGGCGAAAAATTTAAATATCCTTACAAACATTTAGGTGGTGCTAGAGCAATGGCAATACACGTAAGTGAAGGTGGAAATCCTTACGACGACTTTGGTAAACACATTACAGGTTTAAGTGAAGAACTTTCAAGTCTCCGCAAGTTCAAAACTTATATGAATCGTAGCAGTGTTATGGCAGAAAGTTTAGCAGGTCATATGGATATTGTAAACGAACGTGTAACTGAAATTAAAAAACGTATTTTAAATTTACAAAAAGAATCATTTTACAAAGACACATTTGAAAACTTTGTAGCAGAAGATAAAGTTGATGTTCCAGATGATATTGCAGAAAATTGGATCGATCAATTAACCGTAAAACAATTCAATGAAGAATTACAAGATGTATTTCCTTACATCTATAAGTTAATAGGCGAAAATACAAAAGCAAAAGAACTTACAGCAGATGATTTATTAGGTGAAACACAAAAATTAGACGAAGCACTTCCTCTAGTTTTAGCACTAGTAGGTTTAGCAGCAGCAGGCGGTTATGCTGCATATAAAACTCTTGGAGCAAAAAATACTCCATTAGGTAAAGCATTACAAAAGGCAGCTGAAGGCGGCGATAAAGAAGCACAACGTCATTTAGACAATCTAGGCGCTTATATAGATGGCAATGACACATCTACATTAAAAATGTTAAGATTCAAATACATGACAGAGCCAGCAGCAATGGAAAGTGTTATAGATAAATTAATGGGTCAGTTTGCAGCTCAAATTAATGAAGATGAAGAAACTGACGAAGGCAATGCATACGCAAAAGCAGTACGCATGGCAAAGATGAACGGCAAGGAAAAAGGCGATGAAATTGACGGACCAGATGGCGACAAAATTACACTAGAAAAAGATAAAAAAATTCCATTAGGCGAATTTATCCTAAGTTATTTTGACAGAGAAAATGGTCAATTTCCAAAAGGCCCAACAGCCGTGCTTACTATGGTAGAAAAAGAATACGGAGAACAATATGTAAGGCCCGCACAAGAGTTCATAGAACGTATCGACGCAAAGGTCGCAGAAGTAATGGGATACAGAGAGGCAGATGTAGAAGAAGGTAGAATAGGTTCTGCTATTAGAAAGTTTGGCGACATTAGAAAAACTGGTACAGAAAAGGGTGCTAAAGCTGGATATTTTAGTTACATCTATGACTTAGACGATGCAGAAGCAGTATTAGGTCATTTAAGAAAAAGAGCAAAAATAGATGGTACTACAGGCGGCGGTGCGCAAATGGGTAAAGATGCACGTTTCCAAAATGATTACATTAATCTAACTTATAATGTAGGCGAGTATTTGAGAAACATTACAAATAACTTTACTCACGCTGCTACTCCTCCAGGATTGAAAACAGCACTAGATGATATGTTCCAAGTTAGGGGTATGTACAAAAGAGCTGAAACAGGCGGTGAAAAAGCATATTCTTCCCAAGCAATTGATCCATTATACGGTGTTATGTTACAAATTGACGATTTAGCATACAATGCAAGAAGAATGGGCGAATCAACAGAAGACTTAGACCGTATTAAAAATTTAGCAGGAATGTAAAAATGCGTTTTGCTGAAATTCAAGAAAATCAGCAGTTGAACGAATTCTTTCCTGCTTTGATACCAGCATTGGGTATGCTGGTAAAAGGTGGATTGGCTGCTTGGACAGCCTATGAAATATATCAAATATATAAAGAACTTAGAAGTGTATATGCAGCCTACAAAGATGGCTGGATAGAAATAGATGAGCTTATGCAAAGATTTGGCGAAAAAGCAGTTAGAGCAGTAGCAGAATTTATTGCAATACTAGTAGGCATGAAAGTTGTTATATCTGGAAGCAAAATTGCTTTTAAAGGTGTTAAAAAAGCATTTCCAAATTTATCATTTAGACAATTTAAAAAAGCGTGGAATGACTACAAGGCAACAGCGTAAGTATCTGAAAAATAAATAAAAAACTTGTTGACAAGATAAATAATATTGTGTAGTATTATAAACATGTGCTACACATTAAAGGCACATAGAACATAGGCAATATAAGGAGGCATAACTATGGCATCATTAGCAGAAATTAGAGCAAAGCTCAAAGAACAAGAAAATCGTACAAGCGGCAATACTAGCGGCGGTGGCGATAACGCAATTTACCCATTTTGGAATATGAAAGAAGGCGAGCAAGCAACGCTACGCTTTTTGCCTGATGGCGACGATTCAAACACTTTCTTTTGGAAAGAACGTTTGATGATCAAACTTCCATTTGCTGGTGTAAAAGGCGAAACTGATTCACGTCCAGTACAAGTACAGGTTCCATGTATGGAAATGTATGGTGAATCATGCCCAATCCTACAAGAGGTGCGTGGTTGGTTTAAAGATCCAAGTTTAGAAGATATGGGTCGTAAGTATTGGAAAAAGCGTTCATATATTTTCCAAGGTTTTGTTGTAGATGATCCATTAAAAGAAGATTCACAGCCAGAGAATCCGATTCGTCGATTCATTATTGGTCCACAAATCTTCCAACTTATCAAAGCAGCACTAATGGACCCAGATATGGAAGAACTACCAACTGATTATACAGCTGGTGTAGACTTCCGTCTTGCTAAAGGTTCAAAAGGTGGATATGCAGATTACGGCGCAAGTAATTGGGCACGTAGAGAGCGTCCACTAGGTGATGCAGAGATGGCAGCAGTGAACACACACGGCTTGTTTAATCTTAACGATTTCCTTCCTAAAAAGCCAGGCGAAGTTGAACTTAAAGTTCTTAGCGAAATGTTTGAAGCAAGTGTAGACGGAGAAGCATATGATCCAGATCGTTGGAGCAATTACTTCCGTCCAGCAGGCATGGCAGCACGTACTGGTGATCCAAACACACAGGTATCTACACCGCAGCCTGCGGCTGCTCCAACTACAACTCCTGTAGCAGAAGCAGTAAATGATACCGGTTGGCAAGATCCAGCACCTGCTCCAGCAGCACAACCTACTCCAGCACCGGCAGCAGAAGCAGCACCAGCAGAAAATGCAGGCGGCGCACAAGACATTCTCGCAATGATCAGAGCACGTCAAGGTCAATAATAGACACGCAAACGAATATCCTTGCTTTTACAATATGCAAGGGTATTCTATTACCCGGCTTTTAAAATAGGAGATATACATGGCTACTAAGGCATTCGATCCCTCAAAGTTTCGAAACTCATTAACAAAATCAATTAAAGGTATGAGTGCAGGTTTTAATGATCCGCAAGATTGGATCTCAACTGGCAACTTTGCACTTAACTATCTACTAAGTGGTGATTTCCGTAAGGGTATTCCACTTGGTAAAGTAAGCGTGTTTGCAGGCGAATCAGGTGCAGGCAAGTCTTACATTGTGTCTGGCAATATTGTAAAGTCAGCACAAGAACAAGGTATTTTTGTTGTTCTTATTGACAGCGAAAACGCTCTTGACGAATCGTGGTTGCAAGCACTAGGTGTAGAAACTACTGACGACAAATTGCTTAAACTTAACATGGCAATGATTGATGATGTTGCTAAAACTATCTCAACATTTATGGACGACTATCGTTCAATGAATGAAGAAGATCGTCCTAAGGTATTGTTTGTAGTAGACTCATTAGGTATGCTTATGTCGCCAACCGAAGTAAATCAGTTTGAAGCAGGTGATATGAAAGGTGACATGGGTCGTAAGGCTAAGGCGCTAAAAGCACTTGTTACTAACTGCGTTAACATGTTTGGTTCATACAATGTAGGTATGTGTGTTACTAACCACACTTACGCATCACAGGATATGTTTGATCCAGATGACAAGATCTCAGGTGGTTCGGGCTTTGTGTATGCTAGTTCAATGGTTGTTGCCATGAAGAAACTAAAACTCAAAGAAGATGCCGATGGTAACAAAACTTCACAAGTACATGGTATTCGTGCAGCGTGTAAGGTTATGAAAACACGTTACGCAAAACCGTTTGAAGCAGTACAAGTAAAAATTCCATATGAAACTGGTATGGATCCGTATTCAGGTATGTTTGATTTGCTAGAAGCAAAAGGCTTACTTGAAAAACAAGGCAATCGTTACAAGTATATTGATAGTAACGGAGAAGAAACATTAGAATATCGTAAGAATTGGACAGGTGAACTACTCGAAATGATCATGGCCGATTTACCGGCAAAAGAAGAACAAATGGTAAATATCGCTAACGCAACCGACGAAGAAGTTGTGATTGATCAAGACGAGGAGTTCACAGAGAATGAATGAAGAAGTCATTGCCGACGTGTGGAATACTTTTAAAAACTATTTAGATAAAAAACACGTTGAAACAGCAGCCGAAAGGTTTGTTGATATGTTAGCAGATTACGGTGTTGATGATATTACATTTAAGGAATCATTAGGCACTGACAAAGACTTAGACACAGCAATTCAATATTATCTTGAAGATGAAAGCGAAGTATTCTATGAAGACGAGGAGGATTGGGACGATTAATGGGTTGGTATAGCAGAGTTAGCCGTAACATTAACGAAATACCTGCGGCAATACAATACTTTGAAACTGAACTTTTAGAAGCAAAACAAGAGTGTAAGTTACATGGTAATGTAGAAAAGCAATCTGCGCAAATGCCAGGCATTGTTGAACATCGTTTCAATCAGCTTCAAGAAATTGAAGCAATACTCGAATATTTAAATATAGAGCTACGTAGACTGCGTAGCTCGTTTTTTAAAAAATATTTAGAAAATTATCAACGTGCATTGAGTAGTCGTGATGTAGAAAAATATGTCGACGGTGAACAAGATGTTGTTGATTACGAAAAAATTATAAACGAATTTGCATTAATAAGAAACAAATGGTTAGGCGTGTTAAAAGCACTTGATCAGAAACAATGGCAAATTACAAATATTGTTAAATTACGTGTTGCAGGAATGGAAGATGCAACATTATA